ACTAGCATATCCATAGGATCTACAGCAGGAACATCATCGTTTAAGGGTATACTTGAAACAATAAATAAGGAATTAAGGGTTCGTAATTCAGCAAATACCGCTAATGTATTTTCTGCAGATGCTAGTGGTAATGTTACTGCATCAGGTACTCTTGCTGTTAACGGTGATACGTTATCTACAAGTCAAACATCATTTAACTTATTAAATACAAGTGCTACCACTGTTAACTTTGCTGGAGCTTCTACTAGCATATCCATAGGATCTACAACAGGAACATCATCGTTTAAGGGTATACTTGAAACAATAAATAAGGAATTAAGGGTTCGTAATTCAGCAAATACCGCTAATGTATTTTCTGTAGATACTAGTGGTAATGTTACTGCATCAGGAGATATAACTGCATTTTATTCCGATAGTAGACTTAAAACTATTACATCAAATATTGATAATGCTTTAGAAATTGTTAATAAATTGCATGGATTTTATTATATACCTAATAATTTAGCAAATAAATACGGATATTCATCTAGTAATATTCAAGTTGGCTTAAGTGCGCAAGATGTAAAAAAAGTATTACCAGAAATTGTAAAATTAGCACCTTTTGATACAAGTAATATACATAATTCTAGTAGTAATTATAGTGTTTCAATATCCGGAGAAAACTATTTAACAATATCATATGAAAGGTTAGCACCTGTATTTGTAGAAGCAATAAAGAATTTAAATACAAAAATTGAAGACCAAAACAATACTATATCCCAATTAAAACAGGATATATACCGTCTCGAAAATTTAATCAATACTTTATCTAAAAAAATTATATAAAAATAATACATAATATATATGTAAAATAGTACCAAAACAATGGAAGTAACCAATGAAACACGTGCGAAGACACAAAAGACAGTTTCTGGTAAGAAGATTATCGATGTATTTAATTCACATGTAGATCCAAATATTGAATATTCTCTTGATGATCTTAAAAAGATTTTGTCTTCAGCTTATAAATCAGCTGTTAAAAAGTCAAAGGGTGATAATGTTGAAAAACGTGAACCAAGCAAATACAACCTTTTTGTAAAGGATATGATGATGAAGTTAAAGACTGATCATCCAAACAAACCTAATAAAGAGATCATGTCTATGGCTGCTGCACTATGGAAGGAAAGTAAAGTTTGTGAAGGTGAAGAACAACTTGATAAATAATATGTTAAATTTACTTTTAATTTGTTTACATAAATAACATTACTTATTGTTAAAAAAACATAAATATTTTTTTGCAGTTTTTAGAAACTGATTAAAACTATTAGTTTTATGTATATATATATTTTTGAATGCATCTTTTATGGATTTATCTTTCATAATACTATATAATCTATCTATTGTAAATATCATTTTTTTATTTGCACCATTGTTCAATAGCATCTTTGTAAGAATAAATTGGTTTATGTAATTTAGAATTTATTTCATTATGTAAATCAACGGACCAAAAAAAAAGGGCCATAGGTTTTCTTAAATCAAGATCATCAATCTTTTGTAAATATTCATTATAATGTTTAGAACATTTATGACAAGGTATTACCTTTCCTAATTCTTTAAGATTACCTACAATTTTTTCATTATATGTTTTATTATCTTCGAAATCAATAATTGTAATAGTATGCAAAAATCCCCATAAAAAATATCCCCAATTTACTTTTTCTCTATAATTACTCATAATATATTACAATACTTTTTGTATTATTTATATGTTAGTAAAAATAAAAAACTGGTATTTATTGAACCGCAGTGTTTTTGTTACTATAAAACGTTTTACTTCTTCACAAAACGTACGCGCTGTTTTCCACCAACGGATGGCACATGCACGGGCTTCACAGCAACCCAGTTACCACCGTCGAGACCTTCTGTTTTTGGCCAAATAGGAAGATCGTTTACGCGATCCTGCCAGTCATTGATGCTGTTAGACTCGCTCCATTGCATATTGGCAGATGTCCCTACCGGAACATAAAATGCACACTCCCTCCACGTAGCATTTGTAGTGTACCCATGCTTGATGTTCTTCGTCTCTCTCATGACGATCTCGCATAGCAACCAATCATTCTTTGAAACCTCAAATGAACTAATTTGTAACGCCTGATAGGGCATTATACCAAATGGGTTGGGTTTTTTGTAAAACAATCATTCAATTTTATCTCAATTGTTTATACAATTAGGACAAATCAATCCAAATTCAATTTTCCTGAAAAAACTGATATACAGAAGATATCAATATCGTCATGAATGAAAATCGGAAATAAAATAACATTTGCTGACACTGCTAACTTATTTGTGCTTATAAGATTATCAATCTAAATATTACACCAACTGAAAAAAATGAGACAATAAGACTATTATAAAAAATGTTTTTATTATTGTTATATTTCTATAAAATGTAAATGATCGCATTAAAGAGACTAACTACAATTTAATGGTTCTGTTAAAACGATTTGTAATTTTTATAAATCAACTCGTATTTATATATATCTTTCTTTTTTGTTTTGCATTATTATATATGTATGTATAATCATTATTTTTATCAAATACATAATCGAAAATATAATTATGCGGATAAATATGACATTGTGTAGTTTGTGGTGAATTTGGTGAATTTGGTGAATTTGGTGAATTTGGTGAATGACAAATGCTTCGACGTTTTACAAATTGAAATGAACAAGTAATTAAATTATTTATATCACATACCACACCGTTGAAAATATTCATAACAGGTATAGTATATTTTTTTAGAAATCTTCTTCTTAATTTTTTATCAGTTTGTTTTGATGAACACCAAAAAACAAAAGGAATTATAATAACACCGCCTATACATTTTTTTTCTATAATACTATCTATAAAACATTTATAAACATTATTTTGCTTATATTTTTGATATAGTTGAGATGTTTCTAAAAGATCTTTATTTGGCGGTTTTGATAAAATAAATTTACCATAATAATCAGGAGGGTTCATAAGAACATCGCGTGATTGTATAAAATGTGCAGTTGGATATAAATCATACATTTCAATTTCAACCATCTTTGATGTGAAAATACATGGTAAAAATTCTCCATGGTGTGTAAATGGAATGACATATTTCATGATATTATCAGGAATCACTATATTTTGAAGAATATGTTGTAATTGAAGCATCGTGTTATACTGTTCATATATTATATTTTTATATATTATATTTTTATATAGGATGTATGAAGTAAGAGGTATGTTTTTGTTTTGAAAACTTAAATGCATTTTGTAAGTATAATACTTATTTGCTTATTTTCATTTTTACACATTTTTGAGAGTATCTTTTCTCTTCATCTCGTATAGTTTTCCAAAATCAATTTCGGATAGTATTCCATATTTGTTTTTTGAGAATTTAATTTTATTTTTACTATTTCGGAATCATATTTAAAAATCATACTAAGTGATATCATTTTGGTTTCATTTATATTATAGTTTTTTTGTATACTCATACAATAATCAAAAATCTGTTTATCTGTCATGTCAATTACAAATATAATATCTTTTTCGTCCAGTGTTTCTCGAAAATCTCTGATTTCTTCTAAATTGTTTTTCAGGTTTATTTTGATGTTTTTGCACTGGAAATATGTTATAATTTCATTTCTGTTCTTGATATATTCTAATATGTACCTGTCGAATATACTGATTTTATCATCGTCATCAAATGCTGTATCACCACTATCAAAAAAAGTTTCTTTATTATACATTTCATATAATTTTACATTAAATAGACTGTTTTGTGTATATTTATAATATGTATTTTTACACTGTTTGATATACATCAATGTATTCAATCTGTATATTTTGAAATCATTTGGGTTCATTTTGATATTAGCATAAATATTATCATTACATATATTCATGTATTTTTTATTTATTTTATTAGAGGCATTTTTTGAATTGAATAAATTATATGAATATATTTTTATATTTGTTAAAAAATTATTCATTCTTCATATATATAAATATGATGTAATATTTTTAAGGCTCGCAAATTTAACATTTGATATACTTTATGATATTGCTTATATTATGAAGTTGTAATATAAAACTATGTATAATAAATTAAATACAAACATAAAGGTTTTATTCATAATGATATTTCGCAAAACCAGTTTTGTTTTTCCCATAAAATACTGTATTTAAATGTAATATCTTTTTGTATATCTTCAAACATCTTATTAAAGGTATGAAAGTTATGTATGAAATAAAATCTATCTATTTGTATATCAATATTATTTGACTTCCATTTGACTAAATTTGCACCAATTTGAAAGTTTCTATAATCTTTATAATTTTTTTCAGTATTATCATATATTTCATGTGACCATACTGAAATAAGGATTTTACCATTTTTATGTAAACAATTCATCATATTTTTGATAGCAATTTTTTGTTCATCAATAGTTCTTAAATGATGTATAACAGCAATACATAAAATACAATCAAATTTACCATAATCACATATTTGTAAATTCATAATATCTTTTTTATATACTTCTATAATTCCCTTTTTTTTACAAATATCAATAAGATTAGATGATATATCTGTACCAACACAACTATAATTATGATTTTGAGCAAAAATAGTATTTTTACCATTTCCTATTCCAATATCTAACAATCTTTTCTGACTTTTATCATCTTGATTGATCCTTAAAAATGTTTGAACACTTCCCCATATTCTATTTCGCGTATTGTCAAATTCATTAGATATTAAGTCATATTGTTTTTCAATATCTTTATTATGTTGGTAACACATTTATTATTATAATCATGTATATTATATATATAATGTTTATATAAGAAAAATTAGCTATATATTTTTTTATACTTTTATTGTATAAATTTTTATTTGATTTATTTTACATCTCTTCTCAAAAGCTGTATATACTATCTCTTTGATTATCTCCTTTACTTATTCGCAATTCTGATATATTTATAATATATCCTCCTATCATTTCCATGTTTTGAAAAAATTTGGCTTTCAAAACATCATATATATTATCCATTCTTATTATTTACTTATAATAAATAAAACTTTATTTAATATTTCAAGGAAATTTAAATTTTGGTTATTATACATCATATAGTCTAAATAATAGAGGTTTCGTTCCAAAAACCTATCGCAAATATAATGTTTTTTGCTAATGTTTTATTTTTTTAACAATAACCTGCTGGTTTATATGTAAAATTTCAATTTTTTCACGATAAAATAATAAAAACGCATCAATTGCTGGTCGCGGTGCTACAATGTTATATTTCGCATCATTTTCATTAGTAATACCCCACGTATAGTCGTCAAAAATAAGAATACCGTCATTTTTTAATAAAGGAAAACCTAATATAGCATCTTGAATAACACAAGATGAATTATGGTCACCATCTATATAAATAAAGTCATATGAATTCTTTTTAAGCAAATAAAGCGCATTTTCACTTTTATCTTTCATAATTATAACTTGATCTTCAAATAATGAAATGTTATGCCTAAAAATATCATATAATGATGGCAATATTGCTTTATATTCTATATTTACATGATGTTCAATTGAACCTTCAAATGTATCTATACAAGTAAGTTTAGAAGTTTTATTTGTAAGTATATTTTCCAATAACCATACAGAAGCTCTTCCCTGAAAGGAACCTATTTCTAAAAAATTTAATAAAGGTTTCCCTTTATATTTATGCAAAAAATAATTCCATGTAGGAATATGTCCACTAAACCAATCTACAGAAAATCTATATTTATTCATATAAAATATATTATATATTCTTTGTTTAAGTAAAAACTATTGTATATGAAAATGATAATATAATTATTTTTTGGTTTATTTTTTACTTATAATGTATATATTTACTCGCATTTTTTTATAATTTCTTGACATTATATTATATCGAAAATAAATTTTGTTATAACAAAATAAAGAACTGTGTATATAATGAATGATTTTAGTATTAAAAAAAGAAAGTTAGAAAGTAATCTTGTAAAATACAAAAAAATAGTTATAGCTGTAGGCGGTAATGCTTTGCAAAGAAGAGGAGAAATATTATCATATGAAAACCAGTTAAAAGCCGCAATTGAAGCTGCGCCTATTATAAAATTACTTGCACAAAAATATCAAATTATACTAACACACGGAAATGGTCCGCAAATAGGATGTCTTGCTTTAGAAAGAAAATCTGCGTCACTTGATTTACTTGGCGCAGAGACACAAGGGCAAATAGGTTTAATATTTTCGCAAGCACTTGGAACATTTGGTCAAACAGCAGTACCTATAATTACACAGGTTCGCATTGATACATCATGCCCTTCTTTCAAAAATCCAACAAAATATATTGGAAAAGTATATACAGAAGATGAAGCAAATAATCTCGCGATCAAACATGGTTGGACCATTAAAGTAGATGGAAAATATTGGAGAAGAGTAGTACCTTCTCCGCAACCATTACAAATTATACAACTTGATGCTATAAGAGCACTTATTGATACAGAATATGGAATACCGCCTATGAAAATAATTCCTATAGTATGTGGAGGTGGTGGAACACCAATATATTATGACGAATCAGGCGCTCTTAAAGGTATAGAAGCTGTAATTGATAAAGATAATTGTAGTGCATTATTAGCAAACGAATTAGATGCAGATATTTTTATTATTCTTACTGACGGTGGTGGAATATATGAAAACTATGGTACATCTGAACAAAAAGAAATGGCTGAAGTAACTCCTGAATATCTGATAAAATCAAATGCTGGAAAATGCTTTCCGGGTTCAATGGGTCCAAAAATAGATGCAGTCATTAACTTTGTCCAGAGAAGTTGTAGATCAGATGTATTCGCTGCAATTGGTGATTTGAAAGATGCAGAGTATATTTTAGCAAATGAAAAGGGTACAATTATAAGAAAAAATGTTGAAGGTTCTGTAAAATGGAGAGTTGAATATAAAAAATAGTTGAAAATATGCGTTATATGTATATATGATGAAGACATGGGCTTAATGTACAACCTATAGTAATTAAATTATTATATATATATCCAAAAAATATATGTGATAATAAAGTTATATACCATATATTTTTTACATATATGTCGTCTACGTGGAAATATGCATTGCATGGATTTAATGTTCCGAAACACTGTAATGCCCATAACAAATTAAATAAACACACCTCGTATCCAATATTATGCTGTACATCACATTTACCAATCTTATTATATATTAAATCGTGTGTATATACCATCGCAGGTAATACATGAACAAAAAAACTTACGAAATCAACGGCGCGATAAGTAAAATATTTTGGAATATTTGGTATTAGCATTATCTTATCTCTACAAGTTAATCTGAATATGTGATATATAACGAAAATTGTTGATGAATTTATTGCAATAAAAGCTTCGTAATTATTATTTTTATAGAAATAATTAATGCATATTAAAGCAATATTCCAATTTGTATACTGTGATAAAGTAATATATATAATTTTATTAGAAAATAAATTTTTGATGTATGGAATAGTAATAACTACACCAATTAAAACAATGTCATATTGTACTATATTATTCATTTATTTGATATAATTATTTATTTTATTAAAAAATATACGACTATGAAAAAAAATTGATAATTATTTTTACTATTTATACTCATATAAAATGGGGTGTTCATCATCTTTTCCAGATAGTGTTTATGATCAAGAAGCATATGTAAATGAAAAATTAGGTAATGTAAAGCAACAATTGAGTGGATACGGATATACAGAATCTCAAATCAAAGGAAAATTGCGTCAAGAGTATAATGGAAACCGAGGTGGAAATGATTATATTATGAATCATCGATGGGAAGATGTTAGGTTGTAAAGATATAACATCTAATTACACCCTTTAAGTAGTAATAGTTATCATTCAATAGTAACTTTCAACAATTTCGATATACTTTGCGAATGTTGAAAATAATTGTTTCTTGAATTCCAGGTCTTCTGATATAACTTCAAAATAAAATTCTTTGATTTTATCAAGACTTATTCTTATAAAATTTTCACAAGTAAATATATACATTATTTGGCATTTGGTGTGTATATAAATAAGATATTTGTAAATTATTAGAGTTATATACAATTTAACAATTTTGCTTGTATTTATATTACCAATATCAACAAGTGCACCAAATGTGTGAATTTGATTGCTACAAGAGCATATATGAAACCATTTCTCAATTTCATAATCTCTATATTCAACATATAATGTATTTTGCTTATTTTTATGATAAAGTGCATAGCTATTTTTGAGTATATCATACATATTGATATTGCATTTTTCCCATTTTACTCTATTGATAAATGGTGATATATATGATTTGAATTTTTTTTTATGATTATACCCCTCTTCTTTGTTGTAAATATTGTAGAGAAATGTAATATACCGGTATAATACATATTTAGACTTGCTATTTGTTCTTAATAGTTGAAATATTTTGAAAGTATTATTTGAGTTTTTATTTGTTAGGGATATTAAGGGGTAGCATATAGCATGAATTGTTGTAATATGTGTAGAAAACAGTAATATATCAAGTGATTTCAATATAAAATCACTATTTTGAACAGTATCAATAAATTTGATGTTGTTTCGTAAAAAAAATTCACGGATGATACCAGTATTATTGATAACAGTTTCGATAAATTTATGTTTATTACAACTAAAACTCTTACAAACCATTGAGAGTTTTATACAACTACTAAAATTTAATTGACTAGCTATACAATATTGCCATATATCTTCTGAAAGCATACAATACGTTTTTAATTATTTGAAAGTAATTATTAAATTTATCATTTTTTATCAAAAATAACAAAGTATAGATATCCAAATGATGTACTTTTTCTATTCTATTTTTAAGAATATTCAATAAATTCAGTATCAAAAAGAAACTAATGCGGTAATTATTTTTTAATTCTACAATATAATGCATCCCCCCATCCATATTGTGTAATTTGTTTTATAACTAGTGTAAATCCTTTGTTCTTAAGAAAATCATCGATTTCTCCAAACAAAGCACAATTTTTATACAACTCTTTATCATTTACCTCGATATATATAGCATCGACATTATCAATTATATTCTTCGACCCTTTTAGTGCAAGCAATTCAGCACCTTGAATATCCAAATTCCAAAAATTATATTTATTAGGAACTAAATTATTCTCTTCATATAATTTTACAATTGTTTTCGTTTTTAATTTACGTTGATTAATATAATGTATATGAGGGTGTTCTGTAGAATGTGTTCCAAATTCGAAGATACTCGATGATTCACCATTGTTTGCGATATTAAAATCGACACAACAGTCATTGCTATCTGATATAACTGCTTGGTATTGGTTAGGAATTCCTCTTTCTTTATTTTTTTCCACCTTGTCACCCAATGCATCCACCCAAATTATGTCATTCGGTGATAATTGTAAATAATCCACGTAAAATCGTAGTTCTTCGCATTCGTGATCACCAATATGCAGCACACCGGTTACATTTATATCATATATTTTCAAATTTTCACATATTTTATTTCCATCTACAAGCATTTTTATTATACATTTAATTGTTTATTTCCTTATACTAATTGTTGCTATAATTTGTTTTTTTCTTATTTTCTTTTATCATATTATCATTATCTGTCTTCAATAATTTAATTTCATTATGTAATACGTATAACTTATTTCGATAATAAATTACATTTACAGCCGAGTAAAATACAATAATAAATAACGCATATAATACATATCTATCTAGATCTTCTTGTTTACAAGTCATTTAAGATCTTTTATAAACTTAAAAATCATTTTTATACCTGTAAAAGGTTAAAAATTGCAAAAAAAACAGTCAAAATAATAATTTTACATTTTTCTGGGTCTTGTTCTTAAAAAAACAGTTTCCAAATCTATCATAGAATTTTGGCCGTGTGGTTTTTTAAGCTTCTTTGTCATTCTATAATAATCATCTCTTGTAAATCCCCACGTATCTACTACAGGATTATTCCATTTTTGTCTTATAAATGTCGATAACTCATTATCATCCATAGTGTGATTTACATTCCATAATGCTGCTCTTTTTTCTACAAAAAATTGGTAAAAAATCTTGTATACTTCTTCATCTCTTTGTTTTTTTGCTGCAACTCTTTTGGGAACCTTTTTTTCCTTGGGAACCTTTTCTTCCTTGATTTTATTGCAACGCAAAGTCTTTTTATTACAAATTTTGTTTTCAGCCTTGCAGTCTTTTTTACAATCCTTTTTTTGTTGTTTTTTCATAAGTTCATTATGTTTCTTTTTTCTCATTTCATTGTATTTTTTTAACTGCATAAACTTACCATTGTGTTTTATATATTCAAGTGAATTTTTACTATAAATATTTCTTTTTTGTTCACCGTACATTACTGTACGTACTAATTTATAGTTTTTATCATTTTTAGCTTTTCTCTCTTTTTCTCCTCTATATGCGTTTATTAAATCCATATTTGTTTCTATTATAAAAAAATAAAATAAAAAAAAAATAAAAAAAATATATCAATTTAAATAATATTTGCAAATATAACCACATAACATATGTGATATGATTGAAAGGCCCATATTAAATTAAATAAAACAACATCATACCCGATATTATGGTTTATTATATATTTACCTCTTTTGTTATATATATACTATACCAGGTAGAATATGAACAAAAAAACTACAGATATCAATTGTCATAATAGATGCACCTTTAGGTACATTTGGTATAAGACTAATTTTATCCTTGTTTGTAAATCTAAAAATATGATAAATAATAAAATTCCTACAATAACGGAATCTGAAAAACTTCAGAAAACGGCAAAAAAATTCAAAATTCAAATTTGCTCAGAGACATCGGAACGATGGAAGCAATAATAGATGTGTGTGTGTCGCCGACGAAGGTAATCAAGCCACAGATTGGGAACACCCCCGAGGAAAAGCAATTGCGCGTTAAACTAATCAAGGCGAAAAAGAAGGAGATTTGCGACATTATCTCGAGTGGGATATCCAACGATGAGATGATGGTTCAGATAACAAACATTCTCATCAATCTGTGTGAATTGCAACAGATATTTGACGAATGGCATGACGAGAGCTTCTGCAACATACCAGATTGGGGAATGGCTTTGGCGAAGTTACAAAATTGCGAGGTCAGGCAAAGGGAATTCCAGAAATGCAGTTTCTGCAAAGACATCAGGCGCAGAGGGCATCTGTGTGACGGTATCATACAAGCGAGGGAATCGAGGGAATTCAGGACGGCGAAAGCCAATGTGAAAAAGGAGATCGATGTGTTGGAGGGAATCGTAATGCCCGTCGAAGAAGACAATAACAATCCTAAAATTAACGATGATGCGCGATCGGACAATATTTCCATCTTCGAAGTTCCAAACAGATTATCATTCGTTGCGTGGAATGCTCATACTCTGTCTTCAATGGATGATGAAAAGGTATCCCCCGAACTGTGGGAACAGATATGTCTTGAGTTTTCGAAACACGATGTAATAACTCTCACGGAAATGCTTCCAATCAGCGAGGGTACTGGCAAAGAACGTTTTGAGAGGTTTTTCAAGATGATCAAGGATTGCGGGAACGACGAATGGGATTATCGCGTATCCGTGCCGGCGGGACCTGGCAGAACGATCGAGGTGCATATAATGCTTGTCAAAAAACCAATCATTATCGTGGATTCTGAAACAATAAAATTTTCCCAATTCGACTACAAGCCTCTTATTGCTCATTTGCGCGACGAAAGGATGGCCTGTCAGAAATTTTCAGGAGATTTCGTCGTGACGTCTATTCACATGCCGCCATCGAATCCAAAGGAGAGAAGGATAGCGCGCGACAGGCAAATCTACAACTTAATGCGCGGATATATTTTCTCTTCTGAAAATCGTTGCGATCGTAGCTTCACAAACATAGGTGCGGTGAACTCTGGACAGTCTCCAACGATCCACATAATGCAAGGGGATTGGAACAAATGGATCGGATTCAGCAAGGACGAGACTATATCTATGGCGAAGGCCGGATTTGAAGTAGTGCTTTCAGAGAATGTCTACACCACGTCGGGAGGGAAGTGTTATGATAATTTTATAATATCTGATAATTACTCCAAGTACCTTAATATTCCGACGAGAAAGGTTTTGCGTTTCAAGAATTTTTTCAATTCTCGTACTGGTGCGAGTGGTTTGTCCGACCACGCACCAATCATGTTCGAATTAGAAGTTTTAAAGTAGTATTTTCGTCAAAAGTGGCTTATACTGCTTATCATCGTTTTTTATTTATATGGAAATATATACATCGAATAATGATTTTATTTTGACTTCTGGTATCTTTTTAATTTTTAGTTTACAATCTCTCAAATATGTTAATGATATTACACCAACCAAAGAGAAAAATGGGACAAGATTATTATAAAAAATATAATAATTTGTTATTCATCTATTCTATTGATGTAAATGATCGCATTAAAGAGTAGTTTTGTAAATCAACTCATCTTTTATATCTTTCTGGTCGTTAATTATATAGAATATAATGATTAAACACTTTTTGAATATTTTTACAACCATTTTTATCACGATTACACCAACCATTCCGTTTATTTTCCATTTTATATGTTAGGATAGAATGCATCATAAGACGATGAGAGATGTATCTCTGTCAAGATGAAAAATAAAATATAATAAAGACGGTAATATAAAAAGAAAAATAAGAGATAATAAAAATTTAAAAATTACACCAGATATTATAGATTTTACATTACCAGATATAGAAAGAGTAATAAAAAATATAATAACTACCAAAAATAAAAAGAGAGCATTTAACAAATTACCTAAAACATAGTTGTAAGATATATAAAAATAAATAATCTTGTCCCGTTTTTCTCTTTGGTTGGTGTAATGATTTATAATAGACTTTGGTTTGCTAACATTTATCACGTATTTATATTTTCTTTTAGATAATAATTATTACAACTCTTTACACCTTTAGCAATTTGTTTCATGTTTTTATCAGTTTTTAGAAAATCAATAATATACATTTCATTTCTAATTAAAGCTCTTAGGTCAGGGGCTGATTTTATCTTTCGTAATGTACCATATTGAATTTTACATATACTATCCGATAGTAATATATAATACGCTATCATAAAAAACCTTATGATGTTCATGTTATAATATTTATATGTTTTGTCCTTATATTATAAAGTATACTTTTATTATCAGGTATACTTTTATTGTTTTTGTAATCATAAAATTTATTAGTTTTTGATATAATTTGATAAAAAATGATATAAATATTTAATTATTTGAAGTTAAAAATGTTCGAATTAGAAGAAGATTTTGAAGAACTACATACTAATATTGTAAAAACATTTGAATATCTAAGTATTGTATGTAATGAATATAAGTTTCATACATATCCTCTACATGAATTCTCTACGGATTTTCAAATTGAAAGCCCTTTTGGTAAAAAAGTACTAGTATCTCATTCTATAGACACTGGTGGTGATCTAGAAACTATTATAATTCATCAATCTGGTAAAAAATTGTATGATACACTTGAATATCATGATACAAGAGAAAATCTTGCTAACTATCTAAAAAAACTCTAATTTAATATAAATTAGAATAAACATGCATACCAAGGTTCGTAATCTTTTTTACATTTCTTTATATTTTTTAATTCTTTTTGAAATGATTTTTGAAACTTTACAGAATATACAACACCTTCACTATTCTTTAGTTCAACATAATATATCATATATACTGATATTTGATACAATATTATTTATTTTTATATAATCTTCTCTTTATTTTGGTATTTATTATTCCTTTTATTTCAATTCGCAAGGTATTTTTACTTCTTTGCCAAATGTTTTCACTTTCGCTGGGTCAATTGTTTGATGTGTCCAGTCATTATATACATATCTTTCCTTGTTACATGTTATGCCAGCTATTCTATGTGATATATTATTATCGACTTCAGCATCATTCCAATTAGCCAATAATACAAAATTAGTAATTATACAGATAATGCCAAGTATAACTTTGTTCTGAATTCAATAAAGGTGTTGTTAAAAAATGCAAAAGACGAATGATTGTTGATTATTGAAGAAAAAGATACATAAAGTTTATTTATATTATAAAAATAATAATGAATTATATAATATATTCATATAAAAATGAATTGGGCGCGGGTATGTTTGGACAAACATTAACATGGTTACTTGAAATACTAAATCATTTAGAAAAAGAACATAAAATTTCAGATAATTCAAAAATTATCTTTGATGTGAACGCGAAGCACTATGACAATATCATACCTACGCATATTATTCCTCGAAATGTATATAGTGCAAATGATCTAGAAAATGCACATCATCTGAATATCAAATCATATAAACTATCGATAGATATTGATTTTGATTTTAATACAGAAAGTTTTAATAAAGCCAATTATATCTGGAATAAATATTTTAAATTACATCCAGATATTGAAAAACGAATCCCTGTGTTTGATACTTCAACTACATTGGGTATTCACTACAGAGGAACTGACAAAAATACTGATGTAAATGAAGCAAATCCTATTTCACAAGACGAATTCATAACAGTTATTAAAGATTATTTGAAAAATAACAATTATGTGAAAAATATATATTGCTGCAGCGATGAAGCAAGTTTTATAACAAGAATAAAAACTGATTTTGCTGATTTGAATATTGTAGATTATGACCAAAAAAGATCTGAAAACAAACTTTATGCATTACATACTGGATGTTTAATCACTGACATTGATATGTTTAATCACACATTTGCAGCTTTCGTTGATGTTTTTGCTCTATCCAAATGTAATACTGTGCTTAAAACAAGTAGCGCTATGTCCTCATTTTCCAAAATACTAAATCCAGGTCTTAATTTGATTACATGTTGTGCTATGAAACAAAAATGGTTTCCAACAGGAGTTGTCGAAACATATCAGAGTTCTGATGGGGTTGTAAATAATATACTGAAAAGAACTATGCATGGTCATGTGTTCGAACCCCACTGGGTGAAGTAGTATATGTGTAAATCACCCACTTTTTAAATATTGTACATTTATAATAAATACACAACAATGGCATATGACCAATATTATTCTTCTATCAGAATGCTTTGGACACTGTAATACGGAATTCATCGCCAAAATTATTGATATGAAAAAAAATGAACCATGAACATGGGTAATAAATTTAAACTATATTTTAATTCTTATAACACGTTACGAGTTTACACCCTTGAAGATTTAAAATGATTTTTTATTTTCATAGTATCATAGTATTGATTTTATTTTCTCAAATTTACTGCTATCCTTTTCACTACTATACCGTTTACGAAAATATCAAAACTTTTTAGAAAAACTAAAATGTATAAAACAACATAATAATATATTATATACATACATATTGATCTATATAAGACATTGAAACTTTAAATAAATTATGAATATTAGAAAAAAAGTATCATCATTTATAGATTATATTACAATTCCTTTTAGATTTGTCATAATATATTTTCTTATTATTAAATTCAAAAATTTATACTGTAAATATAGATCAAAATAGAGTTACTATAATTTTACAGACATCTATGAAAAAATGATTTGATAGTTTTAGGTTTTTATCACATATGTCATTCATTGAAGATCTTGAACAAAACGGTTATGCTATTGTTGAGAATATTCTCACACCAGAAGAAGTATCATACGCACTAGATGAGTTTAGATCATGGTTGAACTCATATGACCAGATCAAAAAAATCCATAATAAGGTTAGCCCTCACGGTATCTTCAAACACTTTGAAGCAGGACATCAGCGTCATTCATGGTTTATACGCACGCGCGGGTCTGTTCAAGATGTATTCAAAAAGTTGTGGAATACAGAAGAATTAGTAGTTTCATTTGATGGAAATTGTTGGATAGACGAAAAGACAGTAAAAAAAGACAACGCTTGGACACATACAGATCAGGCACCTGATAAAAGGGGTTTGAAATGCTATCAAGGTTTTGTTTCTCTCACTGAAAATAAAGAACGAACATTAATCGTATATGAAGGAAGCCATAAATTACATGAAACTTATATGGCATCTCGTAATATTACAGGAAACAAAGATTGGCAACTCATAGACTATAACTATCTCGAAGAAATTAAGGATATGAAAAAAACGCTACATGTAAAAGCAGGTTCATTAGTATTATGGGATTCTCGAACGTTTCATCAAAACCAGTATGGTAAAACAGGTGAAGAAAGAATAGTACAATATATTAGTTATCTTCCAAAAGAAAAAAGAAGTGAAAAAATGAAGCAAAAACGTATGAAATATTTCACAGAAAGACGGACGACATCACACTGGGCATATCCTGTTAAAGTAAATGGGTTGCAACCACAGGCGTACGGAAATAAGGAATTAACAATTAATTATTCTCAATTGAAGATACCTGACTTGGGAGATTTAATTGATGATATTACTAAACTTATATAATTTATAGAAATTCTATTAAATATTCTTTTTTGGTTTATTTATACAAATATATTTGATACATACGGGGGCTCTGTTTCCCATTGTTGATTATTTATAAGTGTTTCTCTTAAATCACTTGTTTGATTTGCAACTATATAATTGTGATATGGACAACATTTACAATGTTTTGTTGTATATCTATTTTCATATATCATATGAATTAAATACTCCATTATCATAACTATCATTTCTAAACTATTACAATATAAAACATATGTATAAAAATAAACGTTATTGAAATTTATAAAATACAAATGTCTGGATATTTTCTTTTTTAGTAAAAAATTGATTGATATATTTGAGTAAATTTTTACAACGTAATTATACGATGAACATGATGAACAACATCAACATTTGCAACAGAGCTATTCTTGAAACATTTTATCGCTTGGAAGAAAATTTCCACAAGATAAATCACGAATATATTACCACTCCATCCGATACGTTTTCGACTTCGTTTAAGATAATTACTGCTTCTGGTGTTAAAATGTCTATAGCTCATACTATTGACACTGGATGTGGGCTAGAAACAATCTTGTTAAACGACAATAACAGTCTTAATCATGACACTCTACAGTATCACGAAAGCAGAGAGCAACTTATAGAATATATATTAGCGTTTCCACACCATCCGAATGATAACCCACCTGTGCCGTATGGCCCTTGCTGATATTTTCAAAATAAAGATCATTGTATATTTTTTCATTCATTTATACACCTTTGAACATTTGAAACGCAGATTTTTTATTACTAAAATGATATGTTATAACCAAATTTTTACATCTATTTAATATATTGTTAAATCGGCATCTTAAATGTCCATAAGAAACTCTAAGCTCTTACATTACAAAATGAAATATTTTATATTTTGTGAAACTATTCATAATTGATGTAACAATATCATATTGTGTATATGATATCGATGATGTATTTATTTTTTTTAAAGTTTTATATGCTTTTGTATTTGTTTTATTATATTGTTCTAAATACTGAATTATCATATGAATGATATCAGTATATTCGTTTTTACAATTTGTAAAAATACATAATTTAAATTTTTTAACATATTTATTTTTTTTCAAAAAAGCTAATTCTTTTTTTTTAATTTCTTTTACATTATCAATATAGCTTTGTGTTTTATGATATTTATCTTCTAAATTTTGTATTTCCCTTTTTTTATCTTTCTGCTCTTTTTCATATTTTCTTTCAAGATTTTTTTTTATTTTACTATAATCTTTATATTTTTCGAATTCTGCCATATATTGTATATACACGTCTGTATTTCTATATTTTTCTATCACAGTCATAACATTTTTTGTAAATAATTTATGTTCTTTTGTTTTATTTTGTTTCATTTGTATTTTTGAAACTTGTAAAATATTTTTGATATGTTCTTTGTGATATTTTTCTTTGACATCTTTACATATATGAATTGTTTTATTATATAATTTATATATTTTATTTTCTATATCCTTTACGTTTATCATCCTCCTATTTTGATGTCATATTTTTTTGTAAATAATAAACAATAAATGAGGTATTTTATATTTTACACCCTTGAAGATTTAAAATGGCACAAATATTAATTTTTTATTGTGTATTATTATGAAACATAAAACACAAGACTACAAACTAACTGCTGTTAAGTATTATTTACAAAAAGATGTTAGTTTAGATGAAGTATGTGATATTTTTGATTGCAAGAAGACTTCTTTGAGAAGGTGGGTTATGAAGTATAAGAAAAGTAAGCATTTAGAAAGACTTAACAGACCTTCTAAGTCTTATAAAATAACAAAAGAGCAAGTTAAATATGCTATTAGACTACTGAAACAAAACGAACAGATTACTATGACTGAACTAAAGAAACTCATACTTGATAAATATCCTTCATTTGACATTACATCACAACATTTAGGTAAAGTATTAAGAGATAATAATAAGACCAGAAAAAGAACAAAACATCAACATTTTCCAGCAACAAGGTATGGTGTAGAAGTAAATAAAGAAAATGAGTTAAATAAATTTTATAATGAGGTAAGTAAATATGCAATTAATAAAATTATATGTTTAGATGAAACTTCAATACAACCTGCTATGATATTGGAATATAGTCGGTGTCAGTTAGGTCAGAAGTGTGTAGTAAATACAGATGATAATTATGTATTCAAAAAATTTACATTATTAGTAGCAATTAATAATTCAGGGTGTGTAGGTTCTAAATTATACCAACAAGGTGGAATGACAAAAGAAAGATTTGTAGATTTCTTAGAAGAACATATATTTAGTAAATACAAAGACAATCTGATTATATTAGATAATGCTGGAAGTCATAATAATCAGTTTGTAAAAGATGCTATTATCAATAGTGGTAATAAATATTTATTTTCAATTTGCTATACCCCAAAAACAAATGCTCCTATAGAAAATTATTTTAATCAAATAAAGCATTATCTCAAATTGAATAAGAAAGTGCTAAAGTATGATGAGTTAAATGAGGAAATCAAGAATGCTATTAAGATGGTAAGAAAAGAGAACTATAAGAATTATTTCAATAATGCTTACAACAAAGAAGGGTTAAGACAACACACGAGAAAACTATCAACAAGATACAGAAAACCTAAAACATATAAAACAACATAAGAATATATTAAGTATATTATAAGACATTATCATAATAATGAGACTTAAAACTGAATTGTATGCAGAACAACAAAAACAAATAAGAGAAGAATTAATAGAATTGTTGAACTTAAAAGAAACTAATTGTCTTATTTTATATGAGTTAGACCAAGATAAAGAACTACAAGAAAAGATAATGGATTTATTACCAAGGATACATAATTATTTTTCTATGAGTACCATAACAGCAATATCATATCCTGATAAAATTAAAAGACCATATGTATCAATTATTCGCCATCTATTGAAAAATGAATATCAGATTTTAAGCACTGAATACACTATCAAAGCAGAACCAAAAAATATCAGAACAAAAAGATACTATTTTGTACGAAGGCAAGATATAAAAAATTGATTATAATAGTATAAAATACATATATCAATATGAATAACCAAGAAAAGGGTCTATTATATGAAAAGTATATTAAGGACTTTATTATTCAAAAGATTGGTAAAAATGCTTATCTATGGAATGAATGTCCTGAAAACATATTGATAGATAATGCTTTGGTTGATTCACATAATGATATGAGACTGATAAGAAAAGACATCAAAGAAGGATACTTACATACCCATAAAGATATAGGTATTGACATCATACAACTTGATAATAATAGATGTTCTATAGTCCAATGTAAAAATGGTTATAGTAATGGTTTATGTGTAGATGACATATCAGGTATTATGATGAGAAGTAATTTCTTGAGAGATGTTCCTACATTTATTTACTATACAAACTGTCTATCAAGAAACATTAAATACACATCAAAATTAAGTCCTTATGTTGTCAATATTGATTGTAGTGCTAATATAGATAAGTTATTAGAAGTATCTATTGATAATAAAATATACTTTGTTAAATTGCCTTATGAAGATAAGAATAATCAAGAAATTACAAAGACTGAAATAATACCATATTCATATCAGACTGAAGCAGTTGCTAAATTCAAAGAACATTTTGAAAACAACAATAGAGGTATCTTATCTCTTCCATGTGGTTGTGGTAAGACATATACCAGTTATATAATATCATCTGATTATAGTCATATCATCATCTTATCACCATTAAGAGAGTTTGCAAGTCAAAACTTAAATAGGTTTATTGAATATGGTTATGATAAAAATAATACTTTGTTAGTAGATAGTGATGGTAATAGAGATATAGATAGTATCAAAGACATCATTAGAAATAAGAACAAGCTTCTTATCAGTTGCACTTATAATTCTATGGACTTAATAACAGAATGTTTAGATTTGTTTCAAGATGCTTTATTTATAGTTGATGAGTTTCATAACCTTTCAAAAGCAAATATTTCAGATGATGAAAATAACATATATAAGTTATTGATGTCAGATCATAAAATTCTGTTTATGTCAGCGACACCAAGAATTTATGATATTGAATATGATGATGAAGCATTTGATATGGAATGGTTATTTGGAGATGTAGTATATCAAATGACATTTACAGATGCTATTGTTGACAAGTATATAACAGATTATAAGATATGGTTGCCTTCTATACAAGAAAATAATGAAGAACTTGACAAGAAACTTTCTATTTACGAGATTGATAATGAAATCAAGAATAGATGCAAGTTCTTATATTCTTGTATAGCAAATAATGGTTCAAGGAAGTGTATTGTGTATTGTAAAGATACAGAAGATATGAAGAGTATGATGGAATGTATGAAGACTTTGAATGAGTTTTACATCATGGATATTGAAATGAATAGCATTAGTTGCGAGGATAGTGAGAAGAAACGAAAGAGAACATTAGAAAGCTTTGCTAACAATAATGATAAAATACAACTGCTATTCAATATTAGGATACTGAACGAATGTATTGATATACCATCTTGTGATAGTATCTATATCAGTTATGCTCCTAAAAATAAAATAACTACAATTCAAAGAATTAGTAGAGCAACCAGAACAGATAAAAATAATCCTTATAAGGTTGCAAATATCTATATCTGGTGTGAAGAATATGAAGAGATATTAGAAACCTTATCATCAATCAAAGAATATGATATAATGTTTAAGGATAAAATCAAGGTAAATACTGTAGATTTCTATCATAGTAAAGAAGAGAAGGAGTTAGAATTAGTAGAGAATGATAAGGTATTGTTGAGTAATTATACATTGGGAATTAAGGAGTTCAAGGTGATGAGTTGGGAAGAGAAACTTGAGATGGTAGAAGAATATATTAAGGATAATGGGAAGTTGCCTTCACAAGCAGATAGGAATAGACACATAAAACAATTAGGAGCATTCTGGTCTAAACAAAAAATTCATTATATGAATAATACATTATCAGAAAAACATAATATTTTATGGGAATTATTTATAAACAAGCATACTAACTTATCATCATTATTTAAAACTTATGAGGAAAATTTTATGCTAAAATTGGATGAATTAAAAAGATATATTAGTGAAAATCAATGTTTACCCTCATCTTCAGATGAAGATGAAACTTTTAGGAAATTGAGAACATGGTTAACCAATAAAATGACTGATTACAAGAAAAGAAAAGATATTATGTCAAGACCAGAAATAAGATTACAATGGAAAGATTTTATACAAATGTACTCTGAATACTTTATATCAAATGAGGAAATTTGGAGAACAAAATTGAATAAAGCAAATGAATACATAAAGAAATATAATAGGATACCTTCAGCAGTAGATAAAATTGATAGCAAATTAGGTAATTGGTTATCAAAGCAAAGAGCATATTATAAACAAAATAACTACATAATGAAAAACCCAATTATCAGAAAAGAATGGGAAGACTTTATTAAGACAAATGAAGGTATATTGTGTTCATCTATTTCTATTTCTGAAGACAGAAATGCATTATGGATATATAATTTAAATAAAGTGAAAGAGTATGTCAATATATATAATAAATTACCATCATCAGTTGATGAGAAAAAAGATGTAAAAAAACTTGGAAATTGGATTAATACACAAAAACAAAATTATAAAACTCAAGAACAGGTTATGAAAGACCCTATGATCAGACAAGAATGGGAACAGTTTATATTACAATATTCAATTCATTTTATGTCAAATGAGGACTTATGGATGTACAACTTAAATAAAGTAAAAGAATATGTTTCAAAATATAATATACTGCCTTCATCAAATGATAAAATTGAAGAAATAAAAAGACTTGGAATATGGTTATCATCACAAAGACAAAATTATAAAAACAATATTAAAATTATGAAAAACCCAATTATCAGAAAAGAATGGGAAGACTTTATTAAGAAAACTGAAGGTATATCTCCTTCCTTCATTAAAGGAGATAATATTAGACAATGGACAAGTAGGTTTGATGAATTAAAAGAGTATGTCAATAAACATAATAAAATGCCAACACAAGCAGACACAGATGAAACAACAAAATGCTTGGCTCGTTGGGTAAATACACAAAAGGTAAATTACAAAAAACAAGTTGATATAATGAAAGAAGATGTTATAAGATGTCATTGGGAAGATTTTATGAAAGAGTATCCTATATTCTTTCTGACAAATGCAGAAATGTGGATGTTTAACTTAAATAAGGTAAAAGAATATATCATAAAAAACAATAAACTGCCATCGTCTCATAGTAATGTTGATGAAGAAACTAAAAAACTTGGAACATGGTTGAATGTACATAAACATAATTATATATCTGGAGAACAAATCATGGGCGAAGAAGTGATACGAAAGGAATGGGAACAATTTATGAATGATTTCTCATCATACTTTCAATCAAATGAAGAGGTTTGGAATAATAATTTACAAAACGTGAAGCATTATGTTTCACAATATCATAAATTACCTATTAAAGATAAAGAAAATCCATATATAAATAATCTTGCTTTATGGATTACTAATCAAAAAACAGATTATAAAAATAAAACTCATAAAATGAAAAACCCCTTGATAAAACAGCTATGGGAAGAATTCATGAGTGAAAATCCATCATTGTTTATTACATACGAAGAAAAATGGGTAAATATACTACATGATGTGATAAAGTATGTAGAAGAATATAACAGATTACCTGCAGAAAAGAGTAGAAATACAGAAATAAAATGTTTAGGACAATGGGTTTCAACTCAAAAAGCAAATTACAAAAATATATCAGGTATTATGAAAGAACCACATATTAGAGAACAATGGGAAGATTTTACAGCAAAATATCCCCAACTATTCTAAAACCTTTATTACTTATTTTTCCAAAATCTATATAAAGATTACACTGTAATATTGTATAGAACACGAAAACACTAAAAATATATTTTCTCATTCTTATAATAGATGAATAATATTAAAGAGAAACCTCCTGACTTCTACAAAGGTGTGAAAGTACCTATCAAATATGTCCTTAAACATCCTGAAATCAATTTGCCTAAAATTAATGATGCTGTTATGAGAGCTCATAAGATTGTTATACATGGATTAATGTTTATGAAGTTGTATTTATTAGATTATTATAACAAACACAATACTATACCGGAAATAGACCATTCTTTTGTAGTCAATTGCCTGAAAATAGTATGTGTCAAAGGTGGATCAGGAAGACCACCATCTGATGAAACTAAAGAACTAAAAGATAAACTCAATTCATTTTATGAAGAACATTACAAACCATTAAAACAAGATGATAATCTAAAATATACTCATATGAATACAATTTTGGACTATTTAGCAGATGATATTATTATCATGTATAAAAATAACATACAATTACACTATGTGGAATATGTAGAGCGTTTTGTTAATGTATATTGGAAGAAAAAATATATTACAGACAAAATAAGAAGACTAAACTTTACTAAAAAAGAGAAAGACAATAGGATAAATAAGTTATGTTCTCAATTAAGGAAGATTAAAAATGATATCCTTAATGTTGAAACAAACGAATATAAATCACATCATATATATCATTCTTGGATTAATAATGTAAAGCAACACATCATTCCTAATAAGATTTTTGCAAAAAATAGTATTCATTATGATATACATTGTAATCAGTTTGATTACCTTCCTTGTATGATTTATATGATGAAACTTATAGAACAAGAAGGAGTCAGTATCAATAATGTTTTTCCTTTAAGGTCAGACATCATACCAAAACATATTACTCTTGACAGTACAACCATAGTAAATCTTCTGTTAAGAAAAGAGCAAGGAAAAAAAGATGATTACTTATCAAAGGGTAATCTTAAGAAAAGGAAATCAGAAATATGGGGCTTTTTCTTTAGGACACAAAGGAAATGCTTTAAGAGAGAAGGATATTCATTCCATCATATGATGGAAACTGATGGTATTAGTTGTTCTATATTATTGATTAGAGATGACTTAATAGATAAGTTATCAAAACCCAAAAATACGAATGTATCAAAAGAACAATATATTGATGAATTAGATGATTATACTCCTTTACAAAATAAAAAGATAGTTGCAATAGACCCTGGTAAGTGTGATATTATATATTGTGTAGATGGATGCTGTAAAGATGCTACTACATTTAGATATACTCAAGATAGCAGAAGAAAAGAAACTAAATGTAAGAAGTATAATAAACTTATATTGGAGTTTAAGAAAGAAAAGATTGATGGTAAAACAATAATAGAATATGAAACTGAACTATCTCAATATAACAAGAAGTCTTTAGATATCAATAAATACAAAGATTATATCAAAAAGAAAAATGAAATCAATCATAAACTATTCCAGTTCTATGAAAGATATATATTCAGGAAATTAAAACTACATGGATATATCAATAGAAAAAGAAACGAACAGAAGATGATAAATAAGTTTAAGAAAATATTTGGCAATCCTAATGAGGTTGTAGTATGTTTTGGTGATTTTGAGCAACGCAAACATATGAAATATAAAGAACCTATTAAGGGTAAAGGTATTAGAACATTATTTAGAAAATCTGCTTATAATACATATTTGGTAGATGAGTTTAGGACAAGTTGCAAATGCTGTAATTGTGAAGGAGGAGATTGTGTGAAGTTTATGGTAAGAAAAAGCCCAAAACCTTGGAAAGACTACGATGCTTTAGTACATGGTCTATTACGCTGTAAGAGCGGTTGTGGATTATGGAACAGAGATGTTAATGGTGCTAAAAACATTTATAAAATAGCTTTTAATCATATAAATGGATTAAAAAGACCATTATATCTATGTAGAAGCAATCAATCAGATACATTACACGATGTATCCAACCATAATTTACCTTTCTAATAGTTATTAGAAAGCCTTGAAGACACAAAGTAATAAATCTGTATAAAATATTTTTTACAAAACTTTGTGCCATTTTAAATCTTCAAGGGTGTAAAACCAAAACAATAACATCTAGAAAATTGTTTTATTATTATAAAATAGAAAAATGAATGATATTATCGCAAAAGTTGCCCTTCCGGTATTCGCATTTTATTTACTAATAGCATGTAATTTAGTCAAAAATGTTCATAAACCTTACGATTGTTAACCCCCGCCTGAACCAAACAAAAGTATCCGAACAACAAGATACTATAATATTCAAATAACTCTAGCGACTTTCAATAACATCTGTCGGAGGCATAATAGCCTTTAGAGTAGCCTTAGCCACGCCGAGTGCTACCTCCTGCGCAAAGATCTTCGTCTCTTTGTAGTGAAAGAAGTAGAGAACGACCGCACAAATACACACTAAGGCTGAGATCGGGTTTGTGACGGATGTTTCCACCATATGCGACAAAATATTTGCACCATGATGTATGGTAGCATGCAGCCAAGGCACGTTGGCACGCTTCTTCACAAGGAGCTTGATAGTCTCGGAGCTTGAAACAGTATCCGTATCTGAGAATATTAATTAGTCAAATAATTTGCAAATAAAATAATTACTAACAGAAAATAAATTACCTGACTCGGCATAGCTCGCGACGGATTTTGCCTTATTGATGCTCTTAGGAGACTTGATTTCCTTTCTCAGAACATCCTTCATCGGAGAAGACCACCTGACTTCGGCATGCGACATGTCTGCGAAACTTTTTATGAATGGGTTTTCGTTTTGAGCAATGCGCAAAGTTTCACGGAGCACTAGTTGACAATTAGGTTTCGCTGTGTTGATCAGTTCTTCTGTTATATCAGAAACAGATGCAATTCCAAGACTGTTAAGGATCAAGAATTCGTCGGTCACGTAGTTGTCAACTTCAAATTCGTCTTCCTTGTAATATGCCACAGAAGGAGAAGGACTTGGATCGTAGTACGCGTCTGGATTTTCTTCGTTTAGCCTCGGCGAAGCAGGAGGTGCTCTTGGAGAAAGCAGTGAAGACGGTGGATGTGGCTTTAAGATTTCTTCTATAGAAAGACGAACGGAAGCCTTGGCTTTGCTTGTGTGTGATTCGCGACACAAAAAACAGCGTTTCTTGATTTTCCCAGCGAGTGTGAGGAGAGATTTGTCGTATCTGCGAATGGAATTACAAGATGGCGTCAACGTGAATGTTTTGTAGGTAAAATGAAGACATGATAGTGTTAATCTATCATCGAACAAAGGTAGGCTGATGGAAACAACTCACAATGGATGCGAAGGATCTGTATAAACGATGAAGACGCGACCACAATTTGATTTAGAACAGGTAATGGAAACTACTCCGCCATTTGCTTGCATATGATTTGCAACGAGTTCGAGGATGCTTGTGGAAGAAAGGAGATGGAAAAGAAGTTCGCGATGGGCGGTCTCACGTTCCTTGTTTGAATTTGGAAATTCGAAAATACCGTTGAAGTCTTCGAGTTCGAGTTCGAGTTCGAGTTTCGAGTTCGAGTTCGAGTTTAAAATTACAAAAGGTTGCGAAAAGTTCAGATTTCGTAATTGTTTTGAAATAAAAATGCGAAAAGTTCATATTTGGAAACTTTTTTGAGAAAAGTTACGAAAAAATAATTTACTATAATAATAATTTCTAATTATTTAGGTATCATTATTACAATGACATATTTCCAACTATCTATTATAAAAACAAGTTAAAATTTAATCATATAATCCGGATAATAATTATTTTACAGGCAGAAATGGAATTCAATTTGATATTTAATCAGATATGGAAAGAAAATCACGTACAAAACTTGTAAATAATGATTTGTCAGACGATGATGAACCTGAGCGGAAGTGTAAGAAAACATCATCATATAATTCACAGAAAAAGAGATCCGATAAATTTCTAGGATCATTTTGTAAGAAAGAAATGAGAGAAGAGTTTGAAGAAAGATTGCCAGGGAGTTCATTTGCTTTCCAAGTATTAGACCATAGATGCTTAATGAAATATATATGATCAGTATGAAAATCTGAAGTAGAATGACGAATATCTATACAAGATGGAAAATCAGATGATCTATTTTGAGCAATAAGCCATTGTATTGTCATACCGCCTGTATCACAACCATTTTGTATATTCCAATTAAGAAGAGACGGCTCAATAATTTTAGACATGTCGAAGTAACATAGTCCTGGCCAAATATAATGAAAGTGTGAATTATTGAAAAAGCGATATTGAAGAACAATAGCACATGGACTTTATAAAAAATATAAATAAGTATTTCATATACTACAAGGTTCGCTTATTTCAAAGCGTGTAAATTTTGGCTATGGTACATCGTGTAATGTACATGATTTGTTGCTTCTACTTAAATACAACGGTCTTTCTATTTTATTTATATGATTATATGCTATTTTATAAATATTTTTTGCACCATTTGTATCTCTACAAATGTTAAATGAAAATGAAACCTCAGCAAATGGAGGAAAAAGGATATCAAAGGAACATAAATATAAAAAAACGACGAGAATAACACTTTATAAAGAGCGGGAATATAAGATTTATGAAGGTAAGAGAGGAGGGGAATATATAAAAGTAAAGGGGGGAGGGTATAAGAATATTAAAGTGTTAAAAGGAAAAAAGAGTGCAACAAAGAGGAGAGCAAAAAGAGAAAATAATAATAAATAATTAAGAAATATGCTTACTGATGTTTAAGTATATTATTTACAAAATGATGAAAGTTTAGATAGATGATGTATATTATTTTTGATTGTAAGAAGACTTCCTTGAGAAAGATGGATGGTAGATTAAGTAGAATTCTTGTAGTCTTCTATAAATATCTTAATTAGTTCATATTTTTTATCCGCAATCATTCTACCCATTTCCGTTTTAATACGTTTTATTAAAATAGATGTTCTTACATCAATATTTTCTATAATATTACAAATATTACTTTTATTTTTGTGAATACCATAAGCAAAGTAGCGAGTAATTCCTATTGAACCAAGAGACTCGATACGATCTGCATCTTGAACACAATATAATTTAGGACATTTTATGAATACACCATTGTGTTCAAGAGCAGTTTCTTTAGACAAACTTACATTACATGCGATTTTTATTACATTTTTCAATGTTTCTTTATCTAATTTGCTAGCAAAAAATTCTTCTAAAATATTCTCTTGAGCAAAGAGATCGCATGTATATTTATGATCATTTATATCATGTGTAAGTGCTCCTAGTTGCACTTCAAAAATATCATCATTTGACATTTTCTGACTATGAGCAATTAATGTTGCCATTTTTTTAACTCTCATAACATGATCAAAATTATGAGATTCATCATAATCCTTCATGAATTCTTTTACAAATTCCTCAGTCTCTGTAATTATATTTGTTTGCGTTTTAGTAAACATAATACAATCTACCATTTGTATAATTATTATTATGTATCTAAAATCATTTTTTTACTATTACTTATAACTTAACAAATTATTTACAAGGGTATAAAGAATATTATTGTAAATATATGTAACATATGAATTTTTTCACGTATCTTTTTATTCTATTAATTTGCAATTTATCGACCATAACTCTCGCAAATAATATTACTTCAAATATAATTATTATTGCAGATATTCACGGAGACATTGAACGGTTTAGATATATCTTGCAAGATGCTAATGTACTTGATAAATACGATAGATGGATTGCGCCTCCAAATACTAACATCATCCAACTCGGAGATCAAATCGACCCAAAAAACAATAAAAAGTTTGATAAAAAACACCATTTTGACATGATATATTTCACAGATAAATTAGAATATATTGCAAAGTTACATAATTCTACATTTACGAGTATGATAGGAAATCATGAATATTATAGGTTTGATATGATACAATATGATAATGAACTTTCTAGTATAATTGCAAAAAGACCTGTTATCAAACAAATAGGCGAATACTTATTTTGTCATGCAGGATTTAAAATGTCTCACTACCTTGTGATGCGTCAATATAATATTTCGTTCAAAGATATTAATAATATATGGTTTAATCTTGTTAAAAATAATACAATGACTGAAAATGACACTATTGTAGCCAGACTATTGATTACAGATTACGATAGTATTATATTTACTCGATCTCAAGATAATTCTGTAAATAATCGTTTATTATTTGATACAATTGATGTAAAAAATATGTTTGTAGGACATATGATATCCAAATACATCCATGTAAAAAATAATGTTTGGTTTCTCGACCAAACACTCAGTGATGCCTTCAATAATAATATTTACACATATATTACAATTATTGATAATGATATTATTATCAAATCTCCTCGCAAATATTGGTATTGGAGCAACTATTTTAAGCTAATATTTTGAAAATGATGCTCATTAAGGTGGTAACAATGATGTCAATATAATATCTTGTTTAGTGTATTTTTATAACATTGTAAAATTTCTATGTGTTTAATATTTTTTTTATTATTGAATTGTATTTTTCATCACATTTATGACATCGTGTATTATCGAGATATTTACACATTATCATAGTGCAACAACCTTTACATTTTTTCACAGATTTACTTAATATGATATGTTCTTTTATTTTCAATACCATTTTATATAATAAATCTGATATTTATTATTATCATTTTTTTATTTTCTTTATGCATTTAACTCATTGCGCGTCTCTATGAAGAAATCCACTAGCTGTGCCATAAATACATGTAGGTCTATTTGATCTACTTCCCACATAGAATCTCGTGGAAGACTTTTCATATCTTTGAAACAGGTTTCTATGAAGGTTTTGATATTTGTTTTGTGAATATCTTCTTTCTGTAAAATATATTTGGCTGTTCGTTGTTTCACTATTGTATTTTTTACCAACAAATCATCAATTACTTTTTTGGTAATTTCGCAATTATCATCTTTGCAATAGTGATTATAGTAGTTGTAATATAGCTTTTCTATGTATTTGTGTATATCTGTTATCGATTTCGTATCGCGATTAAACGCACTACGATAATCAAGCTGGACATAGAATCTGAAAATGTAATCAGTTAGTGATAAATCGTCGTACTTGTGTTGAGTACCATAATACTTATCTATTTGCGTTTCATATTGAGCATATAGATGGTCAGACTTGTACTTAATATCATTTATTAAGATTCCCATATTCATTATATTTTAATTGTATATTATCATATGTCATTTTTTATTTATATTTATTCCATGATAATATCTCAAAGTTACAGCATAGATGATATAGTATTTGGTATTAGTATCTCAAAAGTTATTCTAAATATAAAAATGAGTACATAATTTATTTTTTTGAAAATTTCTAGAAAGTTTTATAAATTTAAGTTTTATTTTAATTATGTACTCAAAATGGGGCTCCTTAAGTAGACCTTTTAAGGTATTGAAGTATTCTTATTATATCCTTTGAAAGGGTTATACAATATATCATATAGTGACTTGCTTACAGCATAGATAATATAGTATTTGGTATTAGTATCTCAAAAGTTATTCTAAATATAAAAATGAGTACATAATTTATTTTTTTTGAGAATTTCTGGAAAGTTTTATAAATTTAAGTTTTATTTTAATTATGTACTCAAAATGAGGTTCCTTAAGTAGTCCTAGAAGGTATTAAAGTATTCTTATTATATCCTTTAGAAAGGTCATACAATATATCATATAATGATTTGCTTACAGCATAGATCATATAGTATTCGGTATTAGTATCTCAAAAGTTATTCCAAATATAAAAATGAGTACATAATTTATTTTTTTTGAGAATTTCTGGAAAGTTTTATAATTTTAAGTTTTATTTTAATTATGTACTCAAAATGAGGTTCCTTAAGTAGTCCTAGAAGGTATTAAAGTATTCTTATTATATCCTTTAGAAAGGTCATACAATATATCATATAATGATTTGCTTACAGCATAGATCATATAGTATTCGGTATTAATATTCCAAAAGTTATTCTAAATATAAAAATGAGTACATAATTTATTTTTTTAAGAATGTTTTAGAAAGTTTTATAAATTTAAGTTTTATTTTAATTATGTACTCAAAATATGGTTCCTTAAGTAGCAAGGATGTCTTATTATATCATTTGAAAGGGTCATACAATATATCATATAATGATTTGCTTACAGCATAGATCATATAGTATTCGGTATTAGTATCTCAAAAGTTATTCCAAATATAAAAATGAGTACATAATTTATTTTTTTGAAAATTTCTGGAAAGTTTTATAATTTTAAGTTTTATTTTAATTATGTACTCAAAATATGGTTCCTTAAGTAGCAAGGATGTCTTATTATATCCTTTGAAAGGGTCATACAATATATCATATAATGACTTGCTTACAGCATAGATGATATAGTATTCGGTATTTGTATCTCAAAAGTTATTCCAAATATAAAAATGAGTACATAATTTATTTTTTTGAAAATTTCTAGAAAGTTTTATAAATTTAAGTTTTATTTTAATTATGTACTCAAAATATGGCTCCTTAAGTAGTCCTAGAAGGTATTAAAGTATTCTTATTATATCCTTTGAAGATGTTATATATGAAATCAAAAAATATTGTTTTTGATTTTTTTCCACATACTAATATGTGATTTTGTTTTACTTCTTATTCATTTCAAGAAATTTGTCAAACTCTGTGATAACGATTTTCTTAAAGAATGCTGGTTTTTTATCAATGTTTTTCCTTATCTGATAACGAAAATCATTAATTTTTGAGATACATATCATGATTACATTATCTGAAATATAACAATGATGGTGAAAATCAGTAATGTTGTTGATATACCTGATAAGTTCGTAGAAAACATAAACTTTATCATCATTATAACCATAAGTTGTGATGTGTATGATAAAACTTAGAGTTTCTACTTGAAAAGCTAGATGTTTTACTTGATATTTATAAATATCCTTCATAATGAAACCTGATTCGTTCTCCATATTTTGGCGAAAATTGATCGAACGTTTTTTTAGTGGTATATAGTTCATATTTTCATAGATGTAATATGGATTAATGTCAATTTTGTGCCAATTAAGATTTTCATTACGAAGGCAATATCCGATTACAGACGAGTCAAATGTTTTAAAACCACTTCTCTTTTTGAAAAGCTCGTCAAAATAGTTGATAAGCAACCACGAAATAATATTTCCGATACTCGCATTACACTGGCTTTCAATCGCGTATGTTTCCAACAATTGGAATATTCTGAAAGTGTTATTGATACTATCTTCTGACGTTTCGATATTTGTGAAATCTACCGTAATAGCATTTTTGTCCTTTTTACGAATTGATTCTAAGATCTGTTGAAAAGACTGGTATGTGAAGATGCTTTTCTTGATCACGTTCAAGAGATCATCGGGATTAATTTGTGTGTAAGTCGGTACGAATACGTTTGAATTGATGCTGATTTTCACAAGTTCTTCTTTTTGACAATACATTGTTTTGGAAACCGATGCTAAATTTTCAACTATTGGTACGTTGATATTGGTAATAATGTGGTTGATAAAAATATCATGGGGGAAATCGCAAATGGATATCATAGTTAATGATAAGCTGAAAAAGCGATCACTGTGTGTCAGTTTTTCCCAGAATGCTTGATTTTCGATTCAAATATATAGGTTCTAGGTCTTAACTGTTCGGCAACAGATATGAAACGTAACGGACAGACCTTAGCGTAGATAAGATACCAGACAGACAGTTATGGAGTTGTATCTATACAATACAAATATACAAGACATATTATTATATCTTGTATTAAACCAAACGCAAAATAATACATATGTGTAACATATAAACATTATTTCGATATATAATATTGTCCAAAATATGAAAGAATTATTCCACGAGTTATACAATGAATGGTTTGCAAATAGTGAATTTTGGTTTTCAAAAAATGACAAAATTGATAAATATCTTTCAGAAAAATACTTTTCGAAAATATGTCTATGTGATAATACTATAGATCTTGTTAAAAATTGTAATAAATCAACAATTATAGGAGCTATAATTGCATATGATCAAATACCAAGGCACTATAATCGTATTAATCCTATAGATTGTAATGCTTATTCAAAGATTGCGATGGATATTTCTCTATTAATTATTAATGATAAAGTTTTAGTGGATGAAGAATTTACATCGTATAATTGGTGTTTTATATTTTTACCTTTCAGACATTTGAAAGAAGTAAAATATATAAATTCTTCTATAGAGTTTATTAATTTCAAATATAAATGTGATAAAAATAAACCGTCAGACAGAGCAATATACAAAAGATTTTTGAAATATGCTATAAGAGATGTACATAAAATTAATACTGAGAAGCAATTGATAGCTCAAAAAAACGAGAGTGTTTTTTTAAATAATTCAAAATGGGACGCTTTTCAAGATATTTTAGAGCATTTCCCACGTGAAGATTTGTCGACAAATATTAGTAATATAGATATTAAACATATTATAAAAGAACAATATGATATATTAAATAAAATTAATATAAACACTCATATTATTGTATCTGTTTCCGGCGGAGTTGATAGTCTAGTATGTTTACATATATTAAAACTAATTTTACCAGAAAATAGAATTACAGCAGTACATATCAATTATAATAATCGTAAAGAATGTCATAAAGAGGTTGAATTTGTTAAAAAATATTGTTCAATAATAAATGTTAAACTTTATCATAGAAAAATTATTGAAATGAAAAGAAATGACTATCAATTTAATGGTCTTAGAGAATTGTATGAAGATAGTACAAAAGATATCAGATTTGAAACATATCGACAAGTAGCAAATATTAATTATGATTTAGATTATATAGTTGTTCTTGGTCATAACAAGGACGATTGTTTTGAAAATATTATTACGAATATTAGCATGAAGACTAATTATGATAACTTATCTGGAACATCAATTAATACAATTAATAATAGAATTAGTTTTTTACGACCATTATTAAATATTCGAAAAAAAGATATTGTTCATTATGCAAAGTGTATGAATATTCCATATTTACAAGATAGTACGCCAAAATGGTCTATGCGCGGAAAAATAAGAGATAATATTTTACCAAGTATGGAAGAAATCAATAGTGATATTATTGGATCATTTTTTGCATTAAAAAAAAGAGTAGAAGAATGGGAAAATACAATAAATGAACATATATTACCCAAAATTATTAATAATTTTGTGCAAGAAAATGGTAGTATTATTGGTATTTTTACACAAGAAGATTTGATATATAATACTAATATTTGGTCAAAGATTTTTGAAAGCAATAATTTTACCCAATTTTTTACACGTAGTGTAAGTCATAAATGTATCCGTGAATTTTCAGAACTTATAATAAGATTTAAAAAGGACTTTAAAAGAATGCAAGATTTGAATATTTTTAACAATAGAATAAAGTTCATAATTAGAAAAGATATTCATTCGTTTATTTATAGAACCAAAGATAATAACATTTGTATCAGTTTCTGTAAAACCCAATAAAACCAAAAGACAAAAAATGTATATATTGATTTTATTTTTTACAATATATACAATTTTTTGTCCTTTTTTGAATTATTTATTATTATGCCAATCACAATGAAAACCAATTTCGTCATTTATTATCAATAATATGATTTCATTAATGACATACCTGTTATATTTATTGTTTGATAAAGTTGCACAGATTTCTTCGCAATCAGACCCAGTACCAATACTAAGATAATCATGATATAGTTTGACAGCATTGAGAATACCGTAATCGCAAATTATAGTGTTCTTTTGAGTATCGCTTAAAGCTTTAATATAATCATCGATAAACAATTCTATAGCTTCGCAATCTTTTGCAATATCAGGATCAAAACCCTCCTGATAATAGCATATTTCAGATGATATTGTTAGCTGTTTTTCAGCAATCATATCAAGTGTAGCCTTCTTAAATTTGTTAATTTCCGTATTAGTGTTATCTTTGTTGAGTGCTTCGTTACATATCAATATGACAATATCAGATGGTAGATCGCTAACAGACATAGTAATTGTCGTGAGGAATGAAGATAGTAATATCAAGTACTTTTTTATACCTTGCAAATCTTTACTAGACTAATAATCTGTGATTAGTCTTGTTTGTCAATTTCTATTGCATATTGAATTTATCAGTACATTTTTATAATTATCATACTTTTATTATATACCCCGTGTGTAATCATACTAATATTATTATGTAATAAAAATAAATATCATAGAGTTTAGTTATTTAGAATCAGAAAACACGGTTTTATATCTTTTATCTATATATTGATTAAAGTTACCATTATTTACTTTCATTACAAGACCTTTTGTAGGTAATATATTATCTATTTCATTTTTATCTTGAGAAAATACATATTTAATAAAAGGAGATTTATAAAGACAATCTAAATTTTCTTTTGAAGGATATTTTTTATCACCTGTATATTGTGCTTTTTCTTTTTGATATCCTGATTTCATTTGTTTATCTATTAAATTCTGAAATTCATATAATTCTTTACTTATTGCAGAAAATTTATTCCCTTGCTTTTCAAATTCTTTAAGATCTCTATATTTCTCTGTATTTTTCCATTCATTTGTAATATGTTGCTTCAAAATATCAATATAATTATTATCAATTTTGTCATATTCTTTCATATTTTCAATGTTATATTTTGCTTTATTATATATATCATTTGAATTATAAGGGGAAGAAATTGTATCTTGAGATATTCCATCATAATATAATACTAGTTCGTCGCCATATTTTGTATCTATATTTTCACCTCCTCTAATTAAACCTTTTTTTATTATGAACGGATGCGCATTTTGTTTTTTATTCTTCAATTTATTTATTAAATCAATATGATCGTTATGTGGTTTTGACATAAGTATACCATTCTCTTTTATAACAAAAGGTTTACCAGGTAATGATTTTTTATCAGGTGCTGTTTCTGGAGATTTCATAACAATTTTTTCAGTTTTATCATCATATTCAACATAACAAAGCTTTGTTGCAAAGTTTACAGTATCTCTATTTACCTTTTGTAATAATCCTCCTCCCATACCGCATAATAAAGAAAATGGTGAAAATGCCCAATTTCCATTTGTACTAACATATCTTGGGTCAGTTATGACATCTAGTATATATTGAATAGTAAATATATTAATTCCATCACCCTGTAGTGTACGGACAAATTTAGGTTTTATATATAAAATTTGTTTTTTTTGATAATCAGGATGTTTACCATAAAATGATCCTTGTTCATCTATGCCAAACATTTTAAGACCTGCTATTAGTGATTGTATTACAGCAACATAAGGATTTCCTGAATCAGGTCTAAATGTAAAACAAAATCCTGATGGTAATTTATTCATGTCATTTATAGTGAATACAGTAGTACCATTATTACTAAATATTCCAGCATCTAATTTATATAATTGTGTTAAATCTATTTCATTTTGAAATGCCCTATTTATATAGATATGCTTAACATTATTTTTAAAGAAATTTATTAGATTATTTTTATCTAAATGATGTATATTTTGAATTGTATTTATATGTTTCCTATCATTGTCAATATATTTTCTAATGGCAGGGGAAAAAACGTTTATTAGTGCATTTTCATAATCGTAGCTATCCATAACAACTGCAAATGGCGCCTTAGGTATATTATCATGATCCCTGTCCTTCTCTATACCACCTCCAAAATTTTTGATAATTTGGTAAAATGCATCAACCTCTTTTTTGAAAGACGTCATTACACTATGCTCGCTAGCTGCTATTGATTGTCCTACTGGTTTACCGCCATTATATACATATTGCGCATACACAGCTGCTGATAATGTATCTGTACCAGAAAAATTTAATAAATGCGCCATACCACCTATTGTACTGGTTTCTACAGAACTTGTACCACGAAATCCAAAATCATGTAATGAAAAATTTACAAACCAGTCAAAATAATTAGCACCTATCTCATTATATTTTCTTTGAAATATATCTTTACAACATTTACTCAAAGTTGCTACTGATATAGGATACCAAATCATTGTAAGAATTGTTTCAAAGTATGTTACAAATTGTGCAAAATCTTCTTCTGCTTCAATAACATATACTGGTGTTCTAGGTAACATTACAGTCCCTTCTTTTAAACCATAAATTCTTATAGGTGGATACATTCCTACTTTTAATTTTTCCATCACATTCTCATTATATGGGTATGAAGAATTTAGAAAACCATGTGTTTTATAAAAAACCTGGATTTTTTCAATCATATCCTTATCAATTTTTTTGTTAATATAATTTTCAATAATATATCTTAATCCAAAATTGATTAAACGTAATTCGGGAATACTCTTATTTTTATAGTTATATATTATTGGTTTACCATTAATTTTAAGAGGCCCTCTACATTCTCCATAAGCAACCATTCTTTTTATACCATATCCAACATCTCGATTTAATGGATACATAAGTTGATGACTTAACTTATATGAATCTGTTAATGCAAGCAATGGTAATTCGCATGTAGAAGATATATTCCCCCCATCAAGGCCTTTACTTTGTTTTGCTTTAGGGATATTTGGCATATATTGTGTTCTATTTTATTATTAGATAAATTAAGTGTATTGTTTATCTTTGTTATCTATTATTATTTTTACATGCGTCTTATAAAATTCCGTGATGAAATAGATATATAATATGATATCTATTACGATAAAAAAATCATAAACCTTAGACAATATTCTAATATATTACATTATAGGTTCTTTAATTTTTTGAACACCTAATTTACGCAAAAGTGTGTTGTAAAATGTTTTATTAAATTTAGAAACAGTTCCATTCTCATACTCTCTAATAATAGAGACATTAATATTTAGCTGTTTTGCTAAATCAACCTGCGATATCCCTTTGGCTACTCTTGCTTCACATAAAATCTTCGACTGATCATATGTAATTTTGTTTAATTTTGGAATTTCGTCTTCATTAAGTTTCAAATACTCTTTTGTACCAGCAGGATTTTGTTTTACTTCTTTTTTCTTAAGGTTACTATGGTTCTTATTATGAATTACAACAGGTGTCCAATCTTGACAATCTGGTAGCATATATTATTATATTTATATAGTATATTATTATATTTATATAGTATATTATTATAATAGCGATGACCAAAGTATACAAAAATAAACCTAAAATCTCAAAATGATATATTGATTTTGATAATAATAATTTTTTTGATAAATTACCAATTATATAAAAAATTAAATATATATTAAAATATAATTATGAGAATATTTTATGGAATTGAAACAAATAATAATGATGTGACTAATATATGTAATACATTATTAATTAAGAACAATATTATTACTATCCCTGCAGGAGATACAAAAAGAGCATATCATTTTACAGATAATAATATAGGTATATTAAAATATGTATTTATTGAAATAGATGGAAAAATAACAAAATATAGTGAAATATTTGAATTGCAAATTAATACTATTACAGAAGAAATAATAACAATTGTCGATGATATAGATTACAAAATAAAAACCATACATAATAAATATAAACTTAGTTATGGATCTTTTAATGAAGAATTACCAGAACAAAAAATGGCTATTAAATATTTAAAAGGACATGAGAAAGTATTAGAAATTGGAGGAAATATCGGTAGAAATAGTATAGTAATCGCTGATATACTGAAAACAAATAATTTTGTTTCTCTTGAATGTGATGTAGATATTGCAACACAACTAAAATATAATAGAGATAATAATATGTTGAAGTTTTTTGTAGAAGAAGCAGCATTATCTAATAGAAAACTTATTCAAAAAGGTTGGGATACAATTCCTAGTGACAAATTACTTCCAGGATATAAAAGTGTTAATACAATAACATGGAATGAGTTGAATAATAAATATAATATCACTTTTGATACACTTGTTTTGGATTGTGAAGGAGCATTTTATTATATATTACAAGATATGCCTGAAGTTCTTGAAAATATTAAATTAATTATCATGGAAAATGATTATCATAATATAGAACATAAAATATACGTAGATAATGTTTTGAAAAATAAAGGGTTCGATGTTATATACTCTGAAGCAGGAGGTTGGGGGCCGTGTTACAATAATTTCTTTGAAGTATGGAGTTTGTAAAAATCATTTATTAACACTTTTTACCATGCTAAATGTTCAATTTTATATCCTATATTCTTTGTATTTTCTTCTTTTTTCTTAATATAATCTTTTTGTCTATTATAT